CCAAAGTCTTCGTCATCTTCCATGTTATCAGGATCAAGAACAATCTCTAACCCACCAACATTAATAGTGACTTCTTCTGGGTCTTCAATTTCTATCTCAATATCTGGCTCCATGTCGGCTGGATTAGCCGTCATTTTATCAATCCCAAGAGGTGCCTGATTTAATGCCTTTTCAATTGCCATTGTTCAATCCTCAATAATATCCAGCGTGCGGTCGGCGGAACATCGGTGGGTCATCTTCTTCATCCAGCAGTGTCCGTATGTACCCACCTTTACGGAACCGCATAAGGGCTAGCGACGTAGAGTCAACGTAGTCATCGTGATCCCCTGAAGGAAAACTTGCAACTTCTTCAATGACTTCTTCCGCCCAATGTGTGTTGGGTGCCCACACTCTGCCACTGGCAAATATGTCCGCTACCGCATTTAGTCGAGTAATCTTATCGTTCCCCCTTGTAGGAGTGAACTCTTGCACGGGTATGCCCATTGCCCGCATCTCATATATCAGTGGCGCACCCGAAGCCTTCTTCTCGATAATTATCGAGTCAGGCTCCCAGTCGTGATATTGCTCCAAAGCCACCTGTTTCAGCCTTGGAAACTCCATCCGCTCTCTAAATGCGTTCAATAATATGATATTCGCTTGCTCTACACCCGTTTCATCGTCCTGATAGAACACACCCCACGTAGTTAACGCCGAATAGTCAGCACGATTTGACTTTTCAAAGGCCGTATCCCACGCCATTAGCACAAAATCACAGTGCGGAGGGTTTTCAGAGTCCCATATACCCCACCAATCACGTTTAATTATGGCTGATGCTTCAGATGTCGGGTTCTGTTGGTACTGAGCGGACCATTTTGAGTGAGGTAGCTCGTCTCTGAGGGCTAAAAGCTCCTTTTCGGACCAAAACTCCGGCCACAGCGGCTTTTCAGACGGCAAAATGGCCGGAAACTCAATAACTTCCCAGTCATCACCACCTCTTTCGGCCTCTGCCTTTAACACACGAGCTGTTAAGTCCTTCTTAGACCACCGTGTCATGACAACAACGATGGCTCCACCCGGTTGTAGACGCTGACGAGGGCCGGATGTGTACCACTCGTAGGTCTTATCGTAGATTTCCGGGTTTATTTCGGCCAATGCGGCTTCCTGTTCCGAGTGTGGATCGTCAATAATGAGCAAATCCGCACCTTTACCAGTCACCGCACCGCCGACACCAATGGCGAAGTAGTCTCCGCCCTTGTTTGTAGCCCATCGTCCAGCCGCTTTGGAGTCTTGTTGCAACCCTACACCGGGAAATATTTTGGTGTAGACCTCCTGATCGACCAAATTACGCACTTTTCGTCCGAAGCCGACCGCTAATTCGGCTGTGTGCGAGGTCTGAATTATCTTCTTGTGAGGAAACTTCCCCAAAAACCACGCGGGCAGAAGATAGGAGGCGAACTCTGACTTGGTATGCCGAGGGGGCATGTTAATAATGAGCCGTTTACACTCACCTTTAGCTACCCTCTCGAACGCTTCAGCCATTTTTGCATGGTGACGCCCCGCAATGAACGTCGGCCACGCCTCTTTAACAAACGCAAGAAACCTTTCCTGCGATAATTTTCTGGTTTTCAGGGACTGCAAGTGCTCCAGCTCAGCCAAGAGCTTCTCTTGCTCCCCCGGTGACAACGCGGGGAGGATAGTCGGAATATCCTTCAAGGATATATTCTCAAGAATCTCGCTTGCTTTCGCCGCCATTCTCTAGATCCGCCGCTATGCCAGTTAACTCAGGCTCCGTATAGACCCCAAGCTCCTCATCTAAATCCACTCCCAACGGAGTTACGTCTATCACATCTGCGTTCAACAGGCGTTTAACACGCTCCTTGATCGCATTTTCTAAATCTTCAGGGCTCTTGTAGTTGATGGTGACTTCACTACGTTCGGTGAACAGCCCGATATCACTATGCTTACCCAGTAGTTCTAACGCTTTAAGTTCGTATCTGGTGTCACCGCAGTTAGCAATCTCCATCAGCTTGTTTGTTATGGCTGATCTAGCAGACGCAACGTCCAGTGCAAGACTCGATCCATAGGATCTTAGGAACGCCGCGGCGGCAAATGCGGTTGTCTGGTTAGTCAGATTCTTTGTGCTTTTATCCTTTACGACAGCTTCAAGTAGTTTCTTCTCTCGATCAGCATCGGCTTCGGATATTTCTAGCGGAGCACCAAGCTCAGCTTTTAATTCTGCGGTGTTACCAGCAACTGCTAGTTCTTCTAACAGCGTAGGGACAACGTCGTCCGACGTATCGTACGGAACGGGCTTATCTCTGGTCGGCTCAATTTTAGTTGTTGGCATATGTCTGCTGGCGGTTTGTAGCCTCAGTTGGCGTGATCCTAACAGAGTATTTCCAACAAACACAAATATATCAAGGAAACGGGACTCTAACTTTTTAGCTAGGGGGGTAGTTCTGTAAACAAAGTGCATGCCAATCGGGCACAGAATGCAAAGGGGGAGGGGGTATATTTTGGACAGTGTCCAAACCTAGGGGCGATTGTCAAAACCAGTAATTATTTGAGCATATTATTAAGTAAAGAGGATGCTGATGTAACTAGCTGTGATTTGGGGGTATAGGGGTCGATCACAAAATAACATTGTTATTTTTTACCCGTACCCACCGAAAAAAACGACCACAATTTGAGACAATGCACTCATGTTTCGGGATTCGAGACATACCGGCCATGCGGTTTCATGGCATTTATTGGAGCTTCCATCATGGAAAACCAAACAAAGGGCCGCGCCCCTAAAAGCGCATCGGCTTCTGTAAAGGAGCTATCCAAGGCTGTCTCTGATGCTTCAGAGAATCCGAAAGCATTGATGCTTCAGGCACGCGACGTGTTCCTTGATGCTGAAATGCAGAGTGATAGACAGAAAGGCGAACTCGCAAAACGCGAGTATGGCAACCGCCGTACCTTTTCTATCACGGTCAATGCGGCGCTTCCTAAAGAAGATGGTATGCCACACTGGTACAAGACCAAACTTCCTGCAGGATCTATCCTGAAAAAAGAAGTAAACGCGCTGAGAAAATCCATTGTGGATTATCTCGAGGAGCAGGGTCATTCAAACCCGAACCAAGTCTGGCATATGATTAAATTCTATGGCGAAGAAGAACGTGAGGGTAAGAAACCTAAAAAGGACAAAGGTTCGGTTGAAAACCGCACCGATGTTCAGCGCTTCCCCGATGAAATCTACAAGCTCTTGGATTTCGCTGATTCAGATGTAGATCACAAGAAAGACGCCCAAGCATGCGCGGGCGAGCTTGCCGATGTAATCGTCAAGTATGGTTATGCTGATCCTCGCGCTGAGGGTTTCATGACCACGGCACAAAAAAAGCGCGCTAATAGCTAGCACGCGAGGCGCACCCTACGGGGTGCGCTTTTTTTGGTTCCAAATAATTCGAGGTAATCATGAAAAAATTTTATTTGGCATTGTGTTTCTTTTCTTCTTTGGTTCTGGTTCTTGGCGTAGTGGGTAGCATTGAACATCACGGGTTCCAGATTGAACAACTAGGTCTTTTACTTGGTGCGGTAGTCATACCGCTACTTGGCATTAAATCATCACAGTATATGATTTGAACTTTGGACGGCACTTTCGGGTGTCGTCCATTTTTTTGGCGGCGTGATAGTTCCTAGGAAAGTGAAAGCACTAGATAACAATGTTATCGCTGTCAGCATGGCATTTAGTGCTAGGTCAAAGATGACAGTTCCTAGGTAAGTGAAAGGACTATAACAATGTTATTTGCTGATCGCGCAGTAATCACAACAAAGTCGTGCGATGACAGTTCCTAGGTAAGTGAAAGGACTTGCTCCTAGTGTATTAGGTGCTAAATAACAATGTTATTTTCTGATCGTGGTACATTGTAGTATTGTTGTAAAACTGTTTTTGTATTGTTATACGCTAAGTTATTGATTTTTCAGTAAAGTATGCTTTGTTGTATTGTTGCGTTTTAAAAAAGCTATATTTAGAAAGTGTTAAAGCGTGTGTGTACGCAGATGCAATCTGCAAAAACTGACTACAGGAAATGTATTTATTTAAAAATAAAACAATACAACAATACCCCCATTTTCATACCTCAACACCGCATCGTTTCTGACTTTTGCTTTGTAATATTTTTTTACAACATTAGGCACTATTTTTACAACTTTACAACAATACCAATCACACCACTGGCGTTTGCTATTGACATAAACGCAACTTTGTGGTACAATATACATACTGGGGGCGCTCACACAAAAATATTACCCGTGGTCGCCAAATAACAATGTTATTTCTTGAGGTAACAAAAATGTCTATATCGCATGAATGTCGGGAATGTGGCGACACCATACTCCCGCAAAAACGTGCAGAGCTTGGCTACACCACTTGCTTGCCGTGTGGTGACAAACAAGCTCGCGCTATCGTTCGCACAATAGCTCCAATGCACAAATCAAACTACATGCTCTTCACCAACCTTGAAGACCTGAAGGGCATCAACAACAAGGGAGGCTTTCACCGTGAGTAAGCAGATAATAATTTGTGACCTAGATGGCACGCTGTGTAATTGCGAGCATCGTGTACACCACGTGCGTCAGAGTCCGAAAAACTGGGATGCGTTCTATGCGGGAGTCAAAGACGACACGGTGAACGAAGCCGTGTTGCGCGTGGTGGAAAACTTTCTGAACAGCGACCATTGGGATTACGAGTTGATATTCAGCTCTGGGCGTCCCGAAAGATGCCGTGCAGATACTGAGCTATGGCTATGGGAGCATGGCTTTGATCGTCGCTTTGACTGTGGCGAAAACGGCTATCCATTTACGCTACTAATGCGTAAGGACGGAGACTACCGCCCAGACTACGTGGTTAAGCAACGCATGCTCGATAAGTACATCGACAAGGAGCGTGTGTTGTTTGCGATGGATGACCGCAACCAAGTTGTCGATATGTGGAGGCGCAACGGTATCACGTGCTTCCAAGTTCAAGACGGAAACTTTTAGTGACCGCTAAATAACAATGTTATGGAGGTAACACATGAGTAAAGTTGAACCGATGGTAAAAGGGATGCGCGAGTATATTAACCATGCATCCAAGAATAAAGAAGTGTGCGCGGCTAACTTAATTAGCAATGACTTATCCATCGCGCAAAACACGTTCTACAAGTTAGAGTGGTTGAATCTTTTGGACAAGATATGCACTAGCATGAGCAAAGCTGAAGTGTTTGTTCTATCGAACGAGGTGCAAGATGCTTTGGACGATATCTTGAAATCCGATGGTTTCGCAATGCCTGATTTAAGTGAACTGCGTTTACCTCATTGTCCTATGGTTGTGCAAACGCGAAGAAGGGATTGGGATACCGAAGCATGCAGAGCAAAGGGTGCTTTTAATCTACGAAACAGAATAAAAGACGGTGCAGAAGCTACTGGCAATTCAATACTACTAGAGCAACTTGAAGGGGCGTTGGATATAAACGGAGATCCTATAGGGCAGTCGCATTACTACATGGCTACTGTTGTAATCGAAGGCCCGAGTCCAAGCCATCCGTCTAAGGAGATATATACAGCTTCCGTTGCTAGCGTAGTTTTCATGGAAATTGACGGTGGTTTAGATCTTATCAAAGACGGCCAAGTAAAACCCTGTTTGTACCGCGAACAAGAAGAGATTGATGACCACCTAAATGGATCGGTGATGGTGGTTTCGTATTGGCCTGACATGAAAGGCGAGGCAAGGAACAGCACCAGTACGATTATGCCTTGGGGGAGGGTACATGACGCTGTGGATTATATAAAAAACGCGGGAGGGATACCTAAGTTTCTCATGTGCTTGTGCATACCAAACAAATACAAAACCCACTACCAAGAACACATTATTTCTAGGCTAGATAAGTACAACGGTAGTTACGACACAGTGCTAGAACATACGCTTACGCAGAGTCTAATTTCTATTTTGCGTACGTTCGCGTTTACGTTAGTACGAACTGGTGTGACTCATGTGCCTATGCAAGCAACAGCACTCGAAAGACGAAGGTCATCGAAAGGTAAGGTAACCAAGCGCCCACACAAGTATCACTTTACGACTGTTGTGTTAAACGCAGTGGAGCAAGTACGTGGGCGGAGCATCGAGCCTATTGAGCATCGTTCTGCACACTTAGTGCGCGGGCATTTCAAACAGCGCAAG